CCCCCCCCCCCCCCCCCCCCCCCTATGTTAGTAAGCACTCACTAGCTTACATCTTAGGTCTCTAATGTTCAGCATACTGATGATTAGGTCTCTAATGATAAGCATACTGAGTATCTCAAGAGTTATCCACAGGATATTCACTGTTGTGTATAAGTCACATGAGTTATCCACAGGATGGACACATGAGGGACGGAGTAGCACCTATTTAGCACCACTAAGGTTCTAAGGGAAACCACCTATCTGCCAAGTTATCCACAGCCTAGATGTATAACTTGTGCATAATCACTGAGTTATCCACAAGCTAATCAATCTGGTGCATTGTCTTGCACCGAAGCAGTGCACCAAGGCCATTCATGCACCAATATGGAGCCTTAGGAATAGACAAAAAAGTATTACATTTCCAGGCAGTGTAACACTGAAGGCACGAAATGGTCTATAATGTAACACTCAAGCATTAATTTATATGGGCTGGCACAGTGCTTGCAAGGGTATAGGCACAGCACAGTCGCTGTGACACACTGGAGCATCCATCATGAACTGCCAATATGGAACACTCAACGGCTTCTATGCCATTCGATACAGCAATGGAAAAGTTTTTGCACGCATCGGGGGACAATTTTTCCAGATGATTGGACAAGAACAGAATTTTGTAGCACGCTAAGGGTTTGTCCCTATTCACAAGCCCTCGCAAGGGGCTACACTCTCAGCAACATCACCACCAAAGGAAACCAAGCCATGCAATACACCATTAAATCAGCAAAGCCAGCGACAGGCTGGATTGTCACCGATGAGACAGGCACGCCACATCAGTTTGCTAAACTGTGGCTTGCATTGTCTTGGATTGAAAAACAGCTTAAAGGGTAATCCATGAAAACACAATCTATCGTCAATCTGTCTCTCTTCATTGTCTCGCAGGCCGTCATCCTGGCTTGTGTCTTGTCATTCTTTGATGTTATGTAAAGGGGAAACCATCATGCAATTTTTCTATGTTAATGGGCAACAATGCGAAGCAAAACACGCACCGATGCGGGTACACCATTTAGGCTTGATGCAAACGGCCACGGGATACGGCAAGAGAATCGCCACGGCTACAATGATTCGATACAATGGCAAATGGCGTCGGGTTTATTGTTGCATTTTCTCCAATGTAGGGACTTGCTACATTGGAAAACTAGAAAATAGCTTGATTGTGCGCTCATACCCTTAATGGTAGATTTGCACTGTAAAGCTCTAAACGGGGCTTTACGGGGCTATTTTGCCCGCATACTTGCTCAGGAGTAGCTAACATGCAAGAAAACACATTCACAGCCCACATGCAACGCACCTACAGCCACAATGAATTGGCAGATATGGCAAACCACGGGGCCAACACGGGCCACCACGGGCTTATCTGGACTCGCGACTTGGTGACTCTGTATGACGAACACGGCGCAGCTTTGCACGCTTTGCTGGCCGAATACAAGGACGAAACGGGCGAGCTTCCTCAATACGTCCTTGATAACATGGATGATGTGGATACGTTCAAGGGAAGCGTTGTCTACTTTGCTGCTGAATGGGTGGCAAGTAACATCACACAAGGCGAATACATCGACGAAAATACGCCCGAAGTAGCGGAATACATTGGAGAATGATACATGCTAAATCGTGAACAAATGTTCGACATGGAGCAGGCATTGTGGACATCCACCACGGCTCCCGAAGCATATCGATGCCTGCAAGAGCTAAAACACACCAGAGAATGCCTACAAGGGCTTATTGATAGCGTCTATTCAGTGCTGGCAGAGAATGCATCAACACTGATAGAGTCGTATAAGCTCGAACGTCTCGAGACACTTATTACGCTTTATGAGGAATACATCCAATGACTACCATTCACCTATCTTACGGGTTTATTGACCTGGAAGCAGAGATAGAAGACACAGAAAAAGACTGCTACCATCCCATTTTAGGACATTACACTGTGCCCGATAATGTGTCCATTGTGGCAGTCTATCACAATGGCGTTGACATTATGGATATTTTGTCTGAGAGTGTCTTAGACGATGTCATGGCCGCTTATGAGAAACACTGTCACGACATGGAGCAGCCATGATTGAAGAAACCATTGCATTAGCCCTTAAAAAGGGAAAGATTGTAAAGCCCTCATTGGTGGATAGTTCTGTGGCCTTGTTGGATTGTGGGCCAGCGATAGAAAAGAACGAACGAATGCGTATCACAGCAGACGGAGCTCTTCTGTCAGTGGATGAAGGCAGATATTGGCAAATTGGGCCCGTAAAAGACATTTATGATTGGCTTAAAACACTTCCTGAGGTTAAAACATGACAAACCCATGCCCTTACGATTCACGCACATGGCCTTTCCCTGTCTGGAATGGCTTGCCTGTGCCTGTTTTCAAGCCTCCCATGCCTCCCCTTGAAGAGGCTCCCTTCTAAAAATGCTTCCAAAACGCTCTAAAACAGCCTACAATCGATTTTTTAACATGAGGTAAGGGGTAGCCATGCATTGTAAAATTTGTGATGCTCTATTGACTGATTTTGAATCTACACGCAGGAATGCGAACACTGGTGATTTTGTGGACATCTGCAATGTCTGTTTTTCTGAGTCTGGATTGAAAGACATCATGCCCACCAGGGACAGGAAAGACCTAGTAAAAGAGTCTGATTTTGACCTTGAAGATTTCCCAGAAGCTCACGGGGGCCATTATAATAACTATGTAGACTATGAAGGAGACATAGAAGACAACAGTTAAAGGTACCTATAAGTAAAGAATACAACTGTTAAAGTATACCTATAAGATTCTTTAAAGTATTGCAAAAAGTGTGCCAAAATTGGAGAAATGTCATGGGTAAAATGAAAAACCTGCTAATTGAAGAAGACTTTGTGTCTCTTAATGGTGTGTCGAATGATGACATTGAGGCGATGTTGGAAGAGAGCCATTACTGGGGATTGGTCGATGGTATTGCCCAATGGATTTTTAATACTAAAAGTTTATCTATCCTTGATGACATTGAGAAAAAATATCTTGAATACTGGAGCAAACAATGACAATATTTGGATTGTTTGTCTTTTGTTTGTCTTTGATTAAAGGGGCTTTGAAATGATTGCAAACCCAGCATGTGCCGAGCGCGGCTGCGCGTGCCACGATTACCGGGATGGCTCCGGCGTGGAAATGATGCGCCGTGAGTGGGTGGGTCTGACGGATGAGGAAGCAAAAGCTGTAAACTTTCCAAAGCCAGGGGTCTGCTATGTCTACCCTAGCGATTGGGAAGAAGTCGGACTCCCGTTTGTACGTGCCATCGAAGCCAAACTCAAGGAGAAAAACACATGAATAATTCATGGCATGGCGGTAAAGGCAGCAAGCCTCGCCCATTTAGCGTCACCCAGGACGAATACGACAAACGCTGGGAGGCTATTTTTGGGCGGGACGAGCCAGAGGAAGAGCAAGACGACGACAACGAACAGGAAGATGACGATGCAGACACAGACGAAGAGTAATTTTGTAAGGCATGTTCCTTGTGAACATTGCGGCTCAAGTGACGCAGGAGCCATCTACGATGATGGGCATTTCCATTGCTTTGCATGTGGGGTGACAGAGGGGGAAAGCATTACTAGTAACCGCAGCCACGCTAGTGATATGAATAGCACCCCTAAACCTATCACAATGCTGCTAACAGGCGACATTGCACCGATTTCCGATAGGGGAATCAGCCGGGCCACCTGCGAGGCTTTCAATGTCATGCAGACCAATGGCAAGCACGTCTACCCGTATTTTGATAAGGCTGGCAAATACGTGGCTCAGAAGGTGCGGGACGTAGAGGCCAAAGACTTCACAGTGAAGGGTCAATGGGGTGAGGCTGTTTTGTTTGGGGCTCAGTTGTTCCCCAAGGGAGGCAAATACATCACCCTCGTGGAAGGTGAACTGGACGCTCTAGCAGCCTTTCAGATGACTGGTTCTAAATGGCCTGTTGTGTCCATCAGAAACGGCGCACAAGGGGCTTTGAAGGATGCAAAAAATAATTATGAATATCTGGAGTCGTTTGAGAACATTGTCGTATGCTTTGACAACGACGAGCCAGGACGCAAGGCAGCCGGGGAAGTGGCTGAATTGTTCGGAAGTAAAGCTAAAGTGTTTAAGCACACAGGAGACTATAAAGATGCTTGCGACTATCTTAAGGCTGGTAAAGGGGAAGCTTTTGTCAACCTCTGGTGGAAAGCAGAAACCTATGTTCCTGATGGTATTGTCGCTGCTTCTTCCCTCTGGGAAGTAGTGAACAAACCTGAACCAAAGGCAGAAGCCTTCTATCCCTGGAAAGGACTCAATGACAAACTCTATGGACTTCGGCCAGCCGAACTCGTCATGGTTACCGCAGGCAGCGGACTGGGCAAGTCTCAGTTTCTCCGAGAAATTCTCTATCATCTTCTCCGCACTACAAAGTGGAATATTGGAGGAATGTTCCTCGAAGAGAGCGTGCGAAAAACAGCCCGGAGCATTATGTCTCTGCACGCAAATAAGAAGCTGCACATCCCTGACACACTGGCCTCCGAAGAAGAGCTAAAGGATGCTTTTGATGCTACTCTGGGCACTAATCGTATTTTCTTGTTCGATCACTTTGGGTCTACCTCTGCTGACAACATCATCAACCGCATCCGCTATCTGGCTAAGGCGTGCGACTGTCGTGTCATCTTTGTTGACCATATTTCTATTATCATCTCTGGTGCTGACAACGGCGATGAACGCAAAGCCATTGACAATCTGATGACACGCTTGCGAACATTGGTGCAGGAACTAGAAATTACGCTCATTGCTGTGAGCCATTTGAAGCGTCCTAATGGCAATTCAGGCCACGAAGACGGGGAAGCTGTGAGTTTGTCTCAATTGCGAGGAAGCGGAGCTATTGCACAGTTGTCAGATGCTGTTATTACCCTTACTCGTAATAGCATGGCTGAAGACCCTACAATCAGGCATAAAACTAAAGTGGCTATTGCAAAGAACCGCTACACAGGCGACACTGGGCCTGCATGTTCTTTGATGTATGATTTGGAAACAGGGCGTATGAACGAAATTACTTTGGAGGAACTATGATGACTTCGGAAGACTTGGACAATTTTATTTCTAGCGAGCTCAAGAAGGAATATGATCGATTGAAAGAGGGCGATGACAGTTTGTTTGAGCCAGGAGAACGTGAGAAGCTCGTAGAAGCCTTGGCTCTTGTGCATGACTGGTTTTGTTTTCCTTCTCAGTGGATTGTAACGAAAGTGAACAATGACTAAAGACGAAGCATTGAAGCTGGCGCTTGAGGCGTTGGAACAATGGAACACACCGCTGTATAGGCGAGGAACAGCCATCACCGCCATCAGAGAAGCCTTGGCACAGCCAGAGCAGGAGCGCGTTCAACTGACGGTCAAGGATTTTGTTGTCACTGTTGGCGGAATTGAGGATGCTGTGGGGACACCGACTTACTGGGCCGAGTGGCCGAACAAGGAGCAATCATGAGCACAAGAGAATGGGGTCAAGGATACGACGAAGGGTATAAAAAAGGTTGGGATGATGCAATGAAAGAGAAACCGGCACAGCCAGAAGTATGCCAATGCCCGAACTGCAAGACACAGCGCACATGGGTGGGACTGACGCAAGAGGACATCGACATTGCATTTGATGAGACCCAAGAAGGCGGTGGCTTTTGGGAATTTGCCGATGCCATCGAAGCCAAACTCAAGGAGAAGAACGCATGAGCAAACTAAAAACACTGACCATACCTGACCACCACAAGGTGCAAGCCAGGGCGGTATTAAACGAGGCCATAGACGAAGCACCAGACACAGTGCTTGTGTTGTGCTTTTGGAAAGACAGAGGCCAGTTCAAGATTAAGACATCCACTGCCTCAGACCGCCTGATGGTTATCGGTGCGCTGGAAGAAGCCAAGAACAAATTTATTATGGATGGGTACGCGTCATGACAAACTGCCCCGACTGTGAGTATCACAAAGACCGTGCCGCAAGGTGGCGAGCCGAAGCCTACAAGCAAGCTGGTCACGATGTGATTGAACTGCCGTGGGTGGGACTGACTGATGAGGAGATTGAAACGATATGGCAAAACACATCGCCATATTACGACCATCAAGACTTCGCCCGAGACATTGAAGCCGCCCACGGCATTAAGGAATAACACATGATGTATCGCTGTTCAAAATGCAAGCGCCTGTATGAGCGTGACAGCACGAAGGCGTGGATCAAAAGCTACTGCGGAAAGACCGACCAATACGCTCGCCTGATGCGGCTCAAGGAGAAGAACGCATGAGCATTGAACACATCATCGTCGGAGCCACAGGCTTAGGCTATGCCGTTGTTGGTATTCTTCAATGGCTCAAAGGGGACATGCCTAATGGCATGATTTGGACTGGCTATGCTTATGCACAGGTGGGATTATGGATGAACATCAAATGACACAAGAAGACATCATCCGCATGGCGCGGGAGGCATTTCTTCCATATGACTATGAGACCAGACTTCCTTTGTACATTCCTCAGCTTGGACGCTTTGCCGCCCTTGTAGCTGCTGCCGAGCGTGAGGCGTGTGCAGAAGTAGCCGAACAAGCCCGGTTCGGTGGGCGCTTTTCTGAAGTTGCCGCCGCCATCCGAGCAAGGGGGACGCATGAACATTGATACACTCGTGGGAAGACTGATGGAGCTTGAGACAAAGTTTTATGACTTGCAAGAACGCTATCACACCCTCATCAACGATTATGAAAAGCTGAAAGAAGAGCATGAGAATTGCGCTAGACATCGAAACGAACATGAAGGAGCACAAAAACTTGACAAATTGTGAGACATCTGTTACATTTCTTGTAGGAGGTGTTTATGGAACTAAAAACTTGTTCATGCTGCGGTATTTCTAAGCCTTTTGACAGTTTTCCAAAAGGAAAGACACGTAAAGACGGAAGTTATGCATTACGTAGCACTTGTAAAGAATGCACAGTTCAGTTAAATCTAGATGTTTACCACAACAAAGGAGGTAAAGAAAAACAAAAGCAAAGGTCTTTTAAAAATAACTTAAAAAAATATGGCATTACACCAGAAGATTACAAAACTTTACTTGAACAACAACAAGGACGTTGCAAAATATGTTCGTCTAGTGAAGTTAGTCGTTCAAGATCGTCTTACAATCTTTTTGTAGATCACGACCATAAAACAGGAAAAGTAAGAGGACTTCTTTGCCATCACTGCAACATGGGATTAGGTCATTTTAAAGATGATACAAAATCTCTAAAAAAAGCAATTGAATATTTAAATGAAAGTAGCTCTTGACATTGAAACAAACATGAGCCATGACAAAATATGGCTTTGTGTTACTCAAGAAATTGATACAGGTGTTGTAAAAGTATGGAAAAATCCAAATGGCCTCAACGACTATCTAGAAAAGGCTACATTAATAGTGGCCCAGAATGGAATCGCTTTCGATTTTCCGATCCTAAACAGATTGTGGAAGACGAATATTACGAGGAAGAAGGTGTACGATACGTTAGTCGTAAGCCGTCTTCTCGATCCGACGAGGGAGAAAGGGCACAGCCTAGAGGCATGGGGCGAAGAACTCGGCGAGGCCAAGCTTAACTACAAAGCCGTGTGGACATGGCTGGAAGGACGAGATGAGACCTATCCTGGTGAATGCTTTGACAACCCTCACAGTGGTTTGCTTGAGCATTATTGTGTACGCGATGTTGCCGTTCTATGTGCTCTTTTTCATCGTCTTCAACGAGATTGTGCATCAAAGGAATTCTCTGATGAGAGCGTTGAATTGGAACACCAGGTGGCTTCCATAATTGCTCAACAAGAACGTAACGGCTTTAAACTGGACATACAACATGCAACCTTGCTTCTTGCTAACCTCAAAGGAAAAATGGCAGACATTGATGACCAGATGCAAAAGCGATGGCCCCCAATCGTCAATGAACGCTACAGCGAAAAGACAGGAAAGCGGCTCAAGGATGAGATTGTTGTCTTCAATCCCGGAAGCCGAAAGCAAATCGGAGAAAAGCTCCAAGAACTAGGATGGAAGCCTAAGAAGTTTACAGAAACCAATCAACCCATTGTGGATGAAACAACATTGATGGGTGTTGACATTCCAGAAGCCAAACTCATTGCAGAATATTTGATGTTGCAGAAACGCATTGCTCAGATTGAATCGTGGGTGGACGCTTGCGCTTCAGATGGTCGTGTGCATGGCCGAGTGATGACAAACGGGGCTGTGACAGGCCGTATGACACACAGCAGTCCTAATATGGCTCAAGTGCCCAACGCAGGCAGCCCTTATGGGCCTGAATGTCGTCAATGTTGGACTGTGGAAGAAGGAAACGTGCTCGTAGGCGCTGACGCCAGTGGCCTGGAGCTTCGTATGTTGGCTCATTACATGAAGGATGAAGCGTATGTCAAAACCGTCACTGAGGGATCGTCTAAAGATGGAACGGATGTCCATACCGTTAACCAGAGAGCTGCGGGTTTATCTACCCGCGACCAAGCGAAAACGTTTATCTATGCGTTCCTCTACGGGGCCGGTGACGCGAAAATCGGCTCCATCGTCGGAGGCAGTGCTCGTGACGGAGAACGCCTCAAGAATAGATTTCTTAAAAGCACTCCCGCGCTGCAACGTCTACGTGAAACGGTCGGGCGCTACGCAGTGGAGGGCTATGTACCGGGGCTTGATGGTCGTAAGATTTGGGTACGTAGTGAACATGCGGCACTCAATAGCCTACTTCAAGGCGCAGGGGCTATTGTAATGAAGAAAGCTTTAGTTATCTTTGAGAAGAAACTTCTACAAGAAAAAGTATTCTTCAAGATGGTAGCTAATGTTCACGATGAGATTCAGATTGAAACAAAACCTGAATATGCTGAGTTTGTTGGCAAAAGTGCTGTACAATCAATTCGAGAAGCGGGTGAACATTTCCGCTTGCGTTGTCCTTTAGATGGAGAATACAAAATTGGAAAATCTTGGAGAGACACCCATTGAGGGACAGATTTTGCTGAACATCAGTGACAAGAGTTTTGTATTGATGCACAGCGACAATTATGACATCGTAGATGTCTACCTAATTCTCACAGCAGCTCTCGATCACATCGAATCTGCTGCTGAGGATGCCATTAGCAGAGAAGCTAAATATTTACAATGAAAGGAAACTTTATGACTCTATCTTTGGAAGAAAACGAAATTGCATTCATCCTGCAAGTGCTCGGAGAACTGCCCTCTAAGACAGGCGCCTTTGTTCTTTTGCAAAAACTTGACGAACAAGTCAAAGCTCAAACTGCTACACAACCTGAATAAACTTTTCCAGAAAGGAAACTACATGAAACCCGTGAAAATTGAAGGACAACTCTTTTGGTCTAAGTGGATGAAAGAGCCCAATAAGAAGTTTAACGAAGCCAACGAAAAGTTTGAATGCACCATTGGTATGCTGTCAGACGATGATGTGGCTAAACTCACTGAGCTTGGCATCAAAGTGAAGCACAAGGACAGCATGGGCCATTACATCGTTGGCAAGAGCAAGTTTGTGTTTGAGCCTGTGGACAACAAGACAGATGCTGCTGTGCCCATTGACGCCATTGGCAACGGTACAGAAGTGAGTGCTGTGGTATCGGCTTACACGCACAAGATGAGCAAGCTACATGGCAATGCCCCTTCTGTGAAGAAGATTTGGGTGAACAAGCTTGTCACCTATGTCCCGCCTGAGGAAAGTCTTGACGACATCGCCCTCTGAGCGTCCTAAAATAGCCCTGCTAGACGCCGACATCATCTGCTACAGAACAGGTTTTGCCTCGGAAGATGTAGATGAAAAAGTGTGTCTAGCAAGGGTGACTGAGTTGGTGATGGACGTTGTGTTTTCTCAGTTGAAGTGTGACGATTACAAGGCATATATCACTGGCAAAGGAAACTTCCGTAACGACATTGCCGTCACAGCACCCTACAAAGGCAACAGAAAGGACATGAAGCGTCCAATCCATTATGACGCCATCCGTAGGCATCTGGTGGATTTGGGAGCTACAGAGGTGGAAGGAATGGAGGCAGACGATGCCATTGCCATTGAAGCAACTGCTAATGGCGGCTTCATTGTCTCCATTGACAAAGACCTCGATCAAGTACCAGGACACCATTACAACTTTGTCAAACATGAGGAATATTTTGTCACTGAAGAGCAAGCATTGCTAAACTTCTACAAGCAAATCTTGACAGGCGACAGAGTGGATAACATTGTTGGCATTAAGGGTATTGGCCCTGTCAAAGCACATAAGCTATTATGTGAATGTAAGACAGAGAAGGAGATGTTTGATGTATGCGTTAAAGCTTACAACGATAATGGAGAAGATGGTGTTGCACGTACTATCGAAAACGGGAAACTGCTATGGCTCCTAAGAGCGACAAACCAACACTACCAGGTTCCTTCTATTTAGCAGGCTTTGAATGGACTGTGGCCTTCCGTGCTGATATGAGTGAATATGGACGCTGTGATCCTACCACTCAAATCATTTACATCCGAGAGGGAATGAATAGGCAACTGACAGAGCAAACCTTCTATCACGAGCTTGTACACGCCATTATGTTCTCAATGGGTCAAACCAATCACGATGAAGTGTTCACTGACGCCTTTGGAACTTTTTTGCATCAATATGAGAAAACAAAAGTCTGAGAAGAAACACAACGGAGGACAATGGACACGAAGCAGGTTTGAGAGTTTCATCAAAAGTGCATTGAGAGCAGCTACTCGTAGATGGCCTCAGAAGCATGAAGCTCTTAAGCAGGCTTGTGTCGGTAAGCGTCTAAACAGAGCAACAGGAAAGGAAATTTTCCATTACAAATGTGCAGGCTGTGGTAAGCTGTTCAAAGGAGCAGATGTAGCAGTTGACCACATTAGCCCTGTTGTAGATGTTAAGCAAGGGTTTGTTTCATGGGATGTCTACATTGAACGGATGTTCTGTGAAGCAGACGGTTTTCAAGTGTTGTGTCACACCTGTCATGGGTTGAAGACACAGAACGAACGAGAGGAACGAAAGTTATGGAAATCATCTCGGTAAAAGAGCATGAAGACGGAAGTGCAACATACACTTTTGACATGACAGAGCAGGAAAGGAATTCCCTATTGCAATATGCTCTTCTCATGAGTCTTACAGAGGGTGCTAAACTATTAGTGGAGAAAAAACTGAATGAGCTCAAAAGTCAAATTGATTTGGTCAACTCCGGATGCGGAGAATTTAGTGGCGTACATGGCTCGGGTGAGCAATCCAGCCAATCAGGACAACAAGCAGACGGCTTCAAAACTTCTCAAGTACTTGGTTGATAACAAGCATTGGAGTCCATTTGAGATGGTGAATGTCTGTATGGAAATTGAAACTCCACGAGACATTGCCAGGCAAATCTTGCGTCATCGCAGCTTCAGCTTCCAAGAATTCAGCCAACGTTATGCAACTGCTACGTTGTTTGACACTCGTGAATGCCGAATGCAAGACTCTAAGAATCGACAGAACAGCTTGCCCACACAGGACAGAGAGCTTGCTAAAATGTGGGAAGAAGCTCAGAAAGACATCATCGACCATGTTCTTGTTGTCTACGAGCGTATGCTAAAAGAAGGAATAGCCAAGGAAGTTGCTCGGGCAATCCTTCCAGAAGGTAATACGTACAGTAGAATGTACATGAACGGCTCACTTCGTAGCTGGCTGCATTACATTGACATTCGATGTGACCAGGCCACACAGAAGGAACATCGTGAAGTGGCTGAGAAATGTAAAACTGTTTTGAAGGAGTTGTGTCCTTCTTTGTTTGAGGAAGACAAATGACCTATGAACAACAAGCCATAGAATTTCTAACAGTGTTTTATAATGTTTCAGAAGAGTGTCTTTTGAAGCTCTACCAAGATGAAATCAAAGCTTACATTAACATTTTGAAGATAGAAGAGGAACAACGTATGAGTGGACTTAGCGGTATTGACATTGAACATCTAAGCGATCTGGATGCCTATCAAGAACAGGCTTTCACCTATGCAAAGCCTTCTGCCAAGGGCTTGATGTACATGATTCCTGGGCTGGCTGCTGAAGCAGGCGAGGTGGCAGGCGTCTATGCTAAGTTTCTACGAGACAGCAATCGAGAATTGTTCCCAATTAAGCAAGACTTGATGAAAGAACTTGGAGACTGCCTTTGGTTTGTAGCCTCCATTGCAAAGCTTTACAACGTGAAACTCTCAGACGTTGCAAAGATGAACATTGAAAAGCTTGAGGGTCGTTTGGAACGAGGCACGATTGGAGGATCTGGCAATGAGCGATGATAATGGGACAGTTCGTTTTGGGTTTACCCACATCTCCGAAGATGGGGATTGGAATTTTGACAAATACTACGAGTATGGCATTCCGTGGGACATGGTGTTGAACGACTTCATCAGCTTTCTGTCTGGCATCTATGGCTACGACATCCGTAACAAAGTGAAGTTTGAGACAACAGAAGAGAAGATTGAGCGTCTTAACAAAGAACTCGGTGAAGAACTGGATTGGTAAGAGGTTATGGTACACCCCAGGACAGAATACAATGGATTTTAAAAACGTACGGAGAAAATGAATGAGGCATCTTGTCATTCCAGACACCCAATGTAAACCAGGAAACTCGTTTGAACATCTTACATGGGTTGGGAAATACGCAGCAGAGAAAAAACCAGAAGTGATTGTCCATTTAGGAGATCACTGGGATATGCCTAGTTTATCTGTCTATGATGTTGGAAAGAAAAGCTTTGAGGGACGCACATACCAAGCTGACATTGAAGCAGGTCACGCAGGTATGAAAGCTCTTATGTCCCCTATTTGGGACGAGCAGAAACGTCTTAAGACAAATAAAGAGAAACAGTGGAAGCCCCGTCTAGTCTTTATCTGTGGAAACCATGAAGAACGAATTCAACGAGCCATCCAAAGCGATAGAAAACTTGAAGGACTCATCGGATACCATGATTTCAAGCTTACCGACTATGGTTTTGAGTTTAAAGATTTTCTTGAGCCTGTTGTTATTGATGGTATTGCTTACTGTCATTTTTTCACTTCTGGTGTGATGGGCCGTCCCGTCAGCAGTCCTTCCCTTTTGTTGTCTAAAAAACACATGAGTTGTGTAATGGGCCACGTACAGGATCGCGGAATTGCTTACGCCCGTCGAGCAGACGGTGTTAGAATGACAGGCTTGTTCGCAGGCATTTGTTATCGACATGATGAAGACTACTTGACACCGCAAACCAACGGAAGCTGGGCTGGTGTTTGGATGTTTAATGAAGTTGTTGATGGAAGTTTTGATGAGCTTCCTGTTAGTCTGCCTTATCTGGAGCGAAAGTATGGAAACCGAAAAGAGATGCACAACATGTAAGCTGGCCAAGATGATGTGGCCGAACGCTCATTGTGAAGAATGTATGTCCCACAACTTGAAGTTTTGGGAGCCGAATGAAGAACTTGTGAAACAATACGTGAAACGATGTTTGCCTGGAGAAAACATGGAAAGTTATGATGTTGTAAGTAAACCAAAGCATTATATGCTCTTTGAAGACAAGGGCATTGAAGTGAGGGATGTAATTGAGCAACTTGTGAAGAAGATGGACAGTGCATCGGCTGAGTTGCCTTTGTATGTGCCTCTTTTTTCCTCAGATTATGTACAACTTATGCAGTATTTGATGCGATTTATGGATAAGAATGGTGTAGAAGACCTGAAAAAAGCCCGTTGGTATCTTGACAAACTCATCGAAGCTTATTAAAATCTTCGTCCCCCAAAAACACATAACAAAGAGAGGAATTTAATGACCACTGAAATGACCCCCTACCAAACTTACATTGCAAAAAGCCGATACAGCCGCTTTTTGGACGACAAAGGCCGTCGTGAGCATTGGGACGAAACCGTAGAACGATATATGTCGTTCATGGAAAAGCATCTGAAAGACAAGCACAGCTATACCATTGAACCCAGCCTCCGTAAAGAGCTGTTCAACGCCATTAATGCTCGTGAGGTGCTGCCCTCTATGCGTTCCATTATGACCGCTGGAGAGGCTTTGGAGCGCCAGAACATTGCTGGCTACAACTGCTCCTATTTGCCCATTGACGACCCCAAAGCCTTTGACGAAGCCATGTACATCCTGCTCTGTGGCACAGGTGTAGGCTTCTCTGTGGAGCAGAAATATGTCTCTAAACTCCCTGAAATCCCTGCTCAGTTGTTTGAGTCTGCTACTACCATTGTGGTTAAAGACTCCAAGGAAGGTTGGGCCAAGAGCCTTAGACAACTCATTGCATTGCTTTATGCAGGTGAAATCCCTCGTTGGGATGTTTCGTCAGTTCGTCCCGCAGGTGCACGGCTTAAAACTTTTGGAGGACGCGCCAGCGGCCCCGAGCCGTTGGTTGAACTGTTCAAATATACAGTGGAAAAGTTTAAGGCAGCTAAAGGTCGGAAGCTTCACTCCATTGAAGCCCACGATTTGCTCTGTAAGATCGGAGAAGTCGTTGTGGTTGGTGGAGTACGTCGTAGTGCTATGATTAGCTTGTCAGACCTCTCTGACGACCGCATGGCCCACGCCAAAGCAGGGAATTGGTGGGACGGTCAGGGACAGCGTGCCTTGGCTAACAACTCGGCTGTGTACAATCAGAAGCCAGATGTCGGTCAGTTTATGCGTGAATGGAGCAACATTTATGAAAGCCACTCTGGGGAGCGAGGCATTTTCAACCGTTACGCCTCTGAGCTACAAGCAGCTAAGAATGAACGGCGTGAGCTGGATAAAGAGTGGGGCACTAATCCTTGTTCTGAAATCATCCTTCGCCCTTACCAGTTTTGCAACCTGTCTTCTGTTGCTGTCCGTTCGGATGACACAATGGACAGTCTCAAACGCAAGGTAAGGTTGGCAACCATTCTCGGCACGTTCCAAAGCACGTTGACACACTTCCCATATCTGCGTAAGATTTGGCAGACCAACACCGAGGAAGAGCGTCTGTTGGGCGTGTCTATGACTGGCATCTTGGATAACATGCTGCTAAACTCGCCTAACGACCTTGACCTTCCTAAACGCCTTGAGGAGCTGAAGAATGTTGCTATTGCTGCAAACGCTGAATTCGCTGACAATATTGGCATCAATCGTAGTGCTGCTATCACTTGTGTTAAGCCCGAAGGAACTGTTTCTCAGCTCACAGGGACGGCTAGTGGTATCCATCCTCAGCATAGTAGCTTTTACATCCGCCGTGTGCGATCTGACAATAAAGACCCTCTTACTGCATTCCTGAAGCAGCAGGGGTTCCCGTCTGAACCTTGTGTGATGAAGCCTGACTCCACCACGGTGTTTAGCTTCCCTATGCGGGTTGAGAAAGGCGCTGTGTTGCGTGAAGACCTGACAGCCATTGAACATCTGAAGCTGTGGCTCATCTTCCAGCGTCATTGGTGTGAGCATAAGCCCTCAGTCACCATTAGCGTCAAGGAAGAGGAATGGCCTGAAGTGGGTGCATGGGTGTGGCAGCATTTCGATGAAATTACGGGTGTGTCTTTCCTGCCTATGGACGGAGGCACTTATCGTCAGGCTCCTTATGAGACCATCGACGAATACACCTACCACGACCTGTCGTCTAAAATGCCTCAAGACATTGATTGGGACTCATTTATTGAGAACACGGACAACGTTGAAGGCACGCAGACGCTTGCTTGTAGCGCAGGCGGCTGCGAAGTGAGCTTCTAAGGAGCTACAATGATTGTTGACTTTGCTTTTACTGGTGGATTGGTGTTTGGCATCTCCCACACCGATCAAGCCATCGTAGAGGTAGAGGAAGAAGAATATGAGTTTTGCAACGCCGTTGTCATCTCTCTAGGCTTCTTTCAGATAGCTCTGTTGTTCACATAAAAGAAAGGGACTCGTTTGAGTCCCTTTTCTGTTAGAAGGCTGCTAGAACAGCTCTATATCTCTTTTCCCTATCCTCTAGACCAATAAAGCCTCCATTTATCTTCTTGGTCATGCCTTTGATGTCTCCTGCATCTGCAAAGGTAGACAGGTTGTTGGTCTTCCAAAACCATCCTGCACTACGGGCTGCTGGAAGAGGCTCAAGGAGCTGGTCAGGGTTGCCCACCAGGTCAAGGCCAAGATAAGCGCCACAACGTGCATAATTGTCCTTCCCTGTGAGCTGTTTCAGGCCTCGTCCACGATATTTCCAGCCTTCTCCTGTCTCTGCCGATCCGTTGCCCATACGAGAGGAGTACACCAGATTAGCGATAAGCTCAGGCTTTCCTGCAATGCTATTAGCCACGCCTGTAGGAATAAGTTTGCCATTGGCGTCCTTCTTTGGTTTCTTATCGGGGCCAAGCTCAGCAAACCTGTTAGGCCAGCAGGCAGCCAGCGTAGCAGCCCTGTAGTTGAGGTTTTCAGACAACATTGTGTAGCCGCCTGACTCATGGGCCGTCTGAGCCAAGAAAGAGGCAATGCGTTGAGGCGTATTTATCTCAAACTCCTCACAGGTGACTCTTACAGCGTCAATCCATTTAGCGGGGTCTTTGACGCCAGCAGCTTTGAGATGAGCTTCTTCAACCATTGTTTCCTTGCTCCTTTTGCTTCTGGTCTACAGCCTCTTGGCTCTTGTTACTAGACCCGTAGAAGAAACGAATGAGCGAGTTCACAGCCGTGCCAATAAGAAAGCCGAGAATAATGTTGATGAAGTCACGGTTGCGGTTCTCAATGGGCATGAACGACACCATGAAGAAATAGAGGAACGACACAGCGGTGATAAACCAGGCATAGGCTTGGCTAAACTTGCGTGTCCCCTCGTCTTTCATGTACATATCCGTAGCACGTTGTGTGCTCTTCTCGTCCAGCTCAGCCATGAATTCAGCATGTTTCATAGCCTCTGCTTTGAGCTTGTCGTTGTATTCGGGGGTGGCTTCCCCTTCAGGCTTGAGCTCAATGCCAAGCTTCTCCTGCACAGCGTCTACGCCTTTCTCAATCACTTGGTCTGCAACCTTGTGCATGCCGTTGTTAATGAGGTTGGCAACAATTCCAGCAACGATAGGTAACATTATTTCTCCTTCAACTCTCTCTTAATTTGCTTCAATTCTCTCAATTCAGCCTTCACCTGAGCCTTCATCTTCATTGTGTCAATGGCTATAAGAACAGACAAAGGAAGAGCTAGGAAGAGCACCAGGGACAAGATAACTACTGCAATGACAAACCATCTGGTGTCCTCACGAGCCATCCTAGCGATAGTAGCATTGCCCATAGCCATATCACTATTGCCACTATTGTTCCTGCTGTAAGGGCTCTGTCCAAAAGGTGATTGCGTAGGAGGTGTTTTCGCCATTGCTCTTCTATGCGCTTTCTACGCTCAAGCTGTCTCTTAAATTCTTGCTCTTCTAAGATGCGTCCATACATCTCCAGAAATCTGCTATAGATGTCTTTCAACTCAGAAGGGGCATATACCATTGTCTCCCTGATTTGATTGGACATATTCTCCATTTGAAGCTCTATGTTCACCCTGTCAATCGAGTTGGCTTCTATGTTTGGATCGTCTGCTGACTTCTCTTCTAAAACTAGACAATGCTCCCTAAGCTGTCGATATATCTCAAAGAAGCTCTTAAGCTGTTCACACACATCGTTTATCATCTGTGTGCGATATTCCTCGTAGCTTAGAGGCTGCTCTTTAGACTTCTTTGTTGGTTTTACTGGAGCAGGTTGAGCCTCTTGAACAGGCGCAGGAGGCGGAGCCTTGTTAAACAATCCTTTAATAAACGTCCATATTCCTTTAGCTTCCTTGAATATGGCCTTAGCGTCATCTACCGCCTTCTTTACCTTCTGTATCTCCTGCTTTCCCTGTGACAGCATTTCACAACCGCGACGGATAGCCGCCACAGTTGCTTGTGCTGCCATAAGGAGGCTTATAGGATCAATTTTATTGTCCTCCGGCTGCTTGCCCAACTGTAGGAATAGTGAACACCTGAATGAAACTGTTACGGTTTGCTTCGTTCAAATTCTTCATAATTGAAGCTGTCAAAGGAGCAAGACGTTGTTTATCCACACCAGCAGTAAGAACCTGAGCCATCTTTTGAGGATCAAGCATAAGCTCAGTCATCTTCTGATTGAACTTATCCTGACTACCTTGTTGGAGATAACGCAGCCCTTCTTTCAATACCGTCACTGTTTTGTCCAACCAGGGAGGAACTGCCCCAGCGACATCCACTAAACCTTTATCCAATTGTCCAACCTTAGAGGCAAGCTCTTGTGCTTTACGTTGACGGGTTAGGTCTGCCAGCACATTGTTTACAGCGGCCATTTCAGGCTTTGTCAGCACTTGTTCCAGTTTCTCATAACGAGGAATGCCTGTAGCTTGTTTAATTGTCGTAGCAGCATTGTCTACTGCGTTAGAGAATACAGCAGCGCGTTCCTTGTCCAGAGCCGTATTGAGTTTCTTAGACAGATATTCCCCGATCTCCATACGATTGAGTTTATCAGAATATTGGCTGTAGTTGTTCAGATACTTAGACCACAAACCATCTGAAGACTTGTCTAATGAAGCATCAATGTATTTCTTAACATTACCTAGGGCTTTAGCAGCCTGCTCAGGAATACCCCCAGAAGCGAACTGTTCTCCAAGACCTAAAAGTTTAGCAATGTCTTGATTGGAAGTTTTACGGACGTTCTCATACAAATCACGACTACTGATGAACCCGTCTTTGTCGGTTTTAGACAAGATTTTATCCTTTACTGCGCCCAAGACAGCCTTGCTCATGTCAGACTCAGTACCAGAAATTGCTTTGTCAATCTGAGATACAATATCCTTAGACATTAAAGGGAAAACACCATTTTCTTGAAGAGCTTTCAACTGTAGCGTTTTGAGATTTTGAGCAGTCTGAGCGCCTTGTAAAGTAAATACAGAAGGAGCAGTGCCTGTCCCCTGAGTCATTTCTTCTGACACTTTAGCCAGTTGTCGGGCTTGCTTCATCACTTGCTGTTCAATAGTTTGAGAAGCCTCCATAGCTGTGTTTGCCATTGTCAAGGCTTGTTCACGTTGAGCACCAGTAACAGCAGCACGTTCAGCCTCTACAGCAGCTTTCTCCGCTTCTGTCCCTGCAATCTGTTGAATGGTACGTAGACGGGCAGCTTGTTGTTCAGCCGTTCGAGCAGCAAATTGACCAGCCAATCCTTCTTTAGAAGAGAGTTTAGCTTGAGCAGCCACCAAATCGGCAGCAGAAGGAATGTCAGACAAAGCTTCAGCAACCGTAGGCTTACTGCCCGTCACCAGGTGTTTAGCGTCTTGAAGAGCTTTAATAACAGCGTCTTTCTCAGGACCAGCCAAACCTTCAACATATTTCTGCATGGCTTTGTCTCGGCCAGCGGGTGTTAAGCCTTTAATGGCTTCTGCAACCTTACCTACACCAGCAACACCCAAATCAGCCAAAGGACCAATGACAGTACCAAGACCTGCCTGTAAAGCCTTTGTAGACCAGAAATCTTCTTTATTCGTAACAGGCTGTGCGGCCCCTAACATCCCGCCAGTGACAGCCGAACGAACAACAGGATTTGCTACAGGAGCAGCAACATAACTCAAAGGATTGATGATGTTGCCCATAAGCCGCCCAAAATCAAAGCCTCCTTCTCCAGCAGCCTGACGTTGTGCTTCATATTGGGCTTCACGTTGGGGAACCACTTTCTCAGCAAAAGCACGAGCAGAAGCTGCCACAGGACGACCCATGACAGTAAGACCTTCAGGGAGATTTTGCATCCCTTTAGCCAGCAACTGACCAGCTCCATAAACAATATCACCCAAACCCATAGCAACGCTATCTGGAGCTTGAGCAGGTGTTTTAGGAGCTTGAGGCTGAGGAGCAGCCCCTAAGTTTTTATAATTGCTTTTTACATACGCCAAAACCTGCGCTTCTGAAGCTCCTTCGGGAGCATTCACTTCATAAGTGTTCCCATCAGGGGCTGTAATTTCGTATGTAGCCATATTTATTTCCGTTTAATAGACCAACCACCAGTTTCCGCAGCAGGGGCAGCAGGAGCTGTTACTCGTCCTGCCAGATCTCGATTACGCTCTTGACCAAGCAGTTCCAAGCCGCTAGTTGCATTCTCTTTGGTATTTTCCAACAGTTTCTGAATTCTTGCAATACCGTTCTTTACCAGCTTAGGATCATTCTTGTCCAAAGCTTCCATAATTTGACGTTGAGCACGTTCAGCGTCATCTTTAGCCTGCACACCTTTGGCTTGATTGAGAACAGCGTTGATGGAAGAAGTAATCCACTTTTCCAAGTCAGATTTAGCGACATCACTAGGAGTTGCTTGACCAGCAAAAGAACGGGCTTTAGTTGCCAAGTTTTCGACAGCACCAAATTTAACAGTGCCTTTATCAATCATCTCAGTAAAGCGTTTAGCTTCATTTATGCCGTATTCAGAATCTTTAACCGCGGCAGACAGCTCATTTGCCATTTCAATGTCTTTAGTAGACAAAGGCTTGGCTGCTTGTTGTCCTTGCTTCAAAGCGGCTGCAAGATTGGCAAGTTCTTTACGAGCTTCAATTTGCATTGCAGCAATTTGTGTCTGAGTGGCTCCTCTTTCTTTAGCTGCTTCAATAGTTGCATTAGATCTTTCACGAGCTGCTTCAAGTACAGCAGCGTTTCTTTCCCTGGCAATTGCCAAAGCTTGTTCCCGGGCTGCTTGTTTTTCGTCAATCTTAGACTGAATGTCAATTGCTTGTTTAGCAAGTTGTTGAGCAATGTCAGGACGACCCATAGCCGTAGCTTGACGAGCTGCTTCAGCCAATGATTGAACATTGGTAAAATCAACATCTTTCAGCATTTGTTGTTGCTGAGAAATTCGTTGCATCATCGGGTCTTGAACACCCAAAGCACCTGCAATCTGATCGCCTGCACCAAAGCCTGTTTGCATGGCATAAAAGTTTGCCAACGCTGAAGGATTGAGCTGAGAAAGTTGAGCTGCTTGAGAAGCAAATTGTTCACGGCGAGCTTGATCGTACATCTCAGGCGTACCAAACAAGCTACCAACAATAGAAGTGTTATCTGCCATGTTTATTCCTTAATACCACAAAGAGCTCATTGCGTCGAGGCCAGAAGTGTCACCCAGATTGACACCGCCACCGCCCCCAAACAATCCTTTAGTCCAATCAATCAAAGATTGGTCAGCAGCAGATCCTAGACGGCTTTGAGACAAGCCATACAAGCCAGCAGCAAGAGGACTGTATTGATTTGCGGCTTGCAACGTCTTAGCAGCTCCCAGACCGCCTGCCATCAAACTTTGTCCAACGTTTGCTCCTGCCGTAGCAGAACGACCACCCAACTGAGCGCCAATATCCAAAGGCTGTTGACCCAGTTGTTCGATGGTGGCTCCAAGGCCCAAACCTGTCTGCAACGGAGCATAAGCACTGGACAACAAACCTTGACCAAATCCGATGCCTTGCTGCGTAAGACCCAAACCAGTGCCGTACAATTGCGCGCCTGCAAGTTGTTGAGCCTGTGTCAAACCTGTTCCAGCTTGCAACAAACCAGCGCCAAACTGCTGTTGTGCTCGTCCTTGTGCGGCAGCCTCAGCAGCAAGTTGTGCGTCTTGTTGAGCCAAGGCATTGTAATAGGCTTGCAGTTCAGGATTGGCAGCTCCAAGTTGTCCCCCTTGAGCCGTAGACAAGCCTGTACGACCTGTCTGGAACAAGTTATTACGAACACCAGACAAAGCCCTTTCACGACCCGGCTGAAGAACAGCTTGTTGTTTAGCCATCCAATCAGCAGCAGCTTGTTCAGGAGAAGCAGACAAATAACTAGACCCCAGAGCTGTCAGAGGACTGCCAGCCGTAGAAGCCATGTATTGCTCACCCAAGGTTTGCACAGGAGTGCCCTGTGTCATTCCCAGGTAGTTTCTACCCATAGCTTGCAAAGCTCCAATGTCCCCCAAACCTGTGCGGGTTTGACCCATCACATAGTCTTGAATGGCTTGCAGCTCAGGAGACAGTGTATATCCAGCACTCTTGAGATAGCCTTCAGGAGTCATTTCAAATTGACTCGATCCAAAACGAGAAGTGACGCCTACAGGACGAAACTTCTGTGCTTCAGCGGCCAAACGTGCAGCTTCCAATTGAGCAGCAGCGGATGTTTGTGCTGCACTTTTTGTTGCTTCTGCTTGTCGTGAGGCTGGCCCAATACCAAAAAGATCACCAACTGAGCTAACTAAACTTCCCATTATTTACTCCAAGCGTAAATGAAGGCACGTTGTCCTTCTTTAGACATAATTGTTTCTTTCAAGACAAACCCCACCTTTTCTGCAAATTTAGCCACTTGTGTCTTTTCTTCTTCAACAAATGCCAATAGAGGCAAGGGAAGTAAAGATTGCACTTGTGTCACATCTTTAACAAATTGTTTCTTTGTTGTTTTGTTCCATTTAAAAACATCTGTGTGAAACCAGGAATGCCCTCCAAACCACTCAAGATAGAGGACATATTCCGGCTTAATACACACAGGAGTTTTCATTTAGGCAGTACGCTGCCACATATACACAGTCAAATACGGCGGCAGGTTGGCGTTGGTGGCAGATGTACCTGTTGTGTTCACGCTAATGCCTGTTGTTGCCGAACCAAAGTTTGTCGAAACTCCATCCACATATCCAAACGGCCTTGCGCCGTATGGCGTAGACAAAGATGCGGCAGAGTTGTTTGGGTCAAACCAACGATACGTGTGAACGTGGCCCGGATCAGTAATAGAGTGGGAGTGGCTGGGAAGCGTTGCATCGCGGCTACCGCCTGTATTTCCTGCGGTGCCAAACAGCGGATCTCCTGAGCTAAAGCCAACCAACATGCGCCCGGCGCCCAAAGCCACCCAAGTACCAAAACCCAGCAAAGTGGCCGGATTAGTGGAGTTGGTAGCATTCATGTAAACGGAGCCAACAGGATAGGCAGCAGCCAGAGCATTGCTCACAGCAGTGCTTACAAAAGCAGTGGTAGCCACTTGTGTCGTACTTGTTCCAGGAGATGCCGTAGGAGCTGTCGGAGTTCCCGTCAGGGCAGGACTTGCCAACGGAGCATAGGTGGAAGAAGCCGCAGACGAGGCGTTAGCAACAGCCGTTGTAACAAACGCTGTGGTAGCCAACTGAGTGGTGTTTGTTCCTGCCGTAGCCGTAGGAGCTGCTGGAGTTCCTGTAAGCGTGGGGCTTGCCAAATCAGCTTTCGTAGAGATGGCCGTAGCAATGTTGTTAAACTCAGTGTCAATCTCAGTGCCCTTGACAATCTTCAACGGATTTCCACTAGCCAAGCTATCCTTGGAAGTAAAGTTTGTACTTTTTGTATAATCACTCATGCCATCTTTCCTTCTTTTGCATGTACTTCAATCTTTTGAATGCTAAGAGCAGTATTGTTAATATCTGTCTCAAAACCAATTTGAATTATTTTTCCACTTCCCGTAGGATAGGCGGTTAGAGTTTGAAGAGCAACACCACCTGTATATTGTGCTGTAGACGTATTGTATTCAGAAACACCGTAATAAGCAATACCTGTTTGACTAGGAATTCGAACGTTAGCGGAAGCATAGTTACCGTCAAAGTCATATCCCCATTTAGCAGTGATATATTGATTTGATCCACCAATAACAACAACTTTTAGACGTTTGAGAAATGAAATATAAGAAGGCTTGCCAAGGTCGAAGTGATTGGTAAAGTATTGAAAGCGATAGGCTGAAGTGTCGTCCACATAGCCTGAATATGTTCCCACATAGCCTTCTTTTCCAATAAGGACGGTTCCATCTGCTTTCCTACAAAAACTTTTAGGGGTGATAGAATCCCAAGTGGTTGCACGAAGGCTTCCGTCTTGGAGGGCGGCTTTGGTGTCAAAACAATAGACAGATTTGAGAATAGGAAGAGTGATGGCATAAAATCCATCTAAAGGCGAATAGACACTCTTGATGGTAGCTTTGTCTTCTCCATTCACTGCCGAAATCAGGTCGTTACGAACGTTACGAGACAAATCATTCAGAGGAGCACTTTTCTCCTGGATGGTGCGCTGAAGGCTACGAACACCCGTGGCCGACAAGAAAATAATGTCTGTTCCTGTGTTCTGTACGCTGTCACGAGCAATACAGCCAATTCCTGTTACAACGTCATACAACGACATTGTGGAAGGATCAGTGGCCCCTTGATAGATGAGAATGTTGTTCTTACCAAAGATGTACAAGAAGCCGTTATGAGCTCCCAAAGCCACAATAGAATCGGTTCCTTTAGGCCACACTTGTGTCGTGTCTAACGTGCCTGCCGTGCCTTTGTCAAACACTGCTGGAGCCTGCAAGTCACTCCACTGCACCACCACTTTGTTAGTGGAGACATCTGCGCTCCAGGTGCGTCCATAAGCCGATACAACAGCGTTGCTTTTTTGCACCGTACCACTATAAGCAGCCATCTCAGAGATACGCTTATATTGGGACGTAGAAGTGGCAGGATCATAAATCAGAGGATCATGACCAGATTGATAGAGCACCAAATAGCCATTGATGGCTGCTGCTTGCCAGTTGCTGTCCGTAATAGTAGGAGCTGTGCCACCGCCTCCATAAGACAACGTAGAGATGCTTGAGCCGTTTACACGAAACAGTTTATTGTTGCCTGCTAAGACAACATACGACACACCATCATTGCCAATAAGCTCTGCCATCATCTTGATGTCATTCGTGCCCAGGTCAGCATTGGTGGAGCTGTTCACCTTAGTCCAGCCCTTACGCGCCCCTACACGGCCATATTGGTCAATAATGCAGTTGTTAGCCACCAAAGCAAAGCCGCTAGACAAGTCTAGGCTGCTGTCCTGCGTATTCAGGCCATAAAAGCCTGGAGCAGTGATGGCATATGCTTGAAGCGGTTGAGACATTAGACAAGTCCCCAGCTATCAGTTTCAGGAGAACGAGAGCCTTCAATGGCAATGTGGTCTGCCAAGCTTTGTTTATAAATAAATTGAGCCTCAGAGCTGCTCATTCCTGCGTCTTCACCACGTTCCACCAGAGCACGAGCATAAGCGCCTAAAACAATAGGTTCTTTAGGCATCTTCGTTGTGTCGCTATCCGCTGAAAACTCATTCTCAGGAATCACCAAGCTAAAACGGATGTTATATACACCATCAGGAATAGGCCACAAAGAGATTTGTGTGTCTCCGTTGCTATCCACACCGCCCAGGTTATAAGCCGTAGGAGGATTGCGAACAGGATTGGCAATCATGTGTATGTAACGGTCAAGATCAGGCTTGGCAATACCTTGAAGGGGATAATACCGAGTGGTGTTGATGACATCGTTAATACGGAAACGCAGACCAGAGCCTGTCAGCGTGTAGCCTTCGTATTGACCAGCAACAGTGTTAATCGAGATGGAAGTGTTCAAAGCGTCCCAGTCATACGAGTCGTTCACTTGACGCTTAACTTCATTCACCCATTGACCAATGAGGTTGGACAAGGTGTTCTCAGACACTGTTTGCACTGTCGGTTCACGCAATCTCACCAACACTTCGTTGACGATTTGCAAATAAGTAGGGAGAGCCATTTAGATTCCTTGTTTCTTCACTAGCTCAAATGTGCAGATGGTGCTAAATGAGCTGCCTGCTTCACTCTGCATCTTCACTGTGTCGCCTTCTTCAAGCACAACATAAGCACCGCCATCCATCTTGATGTATTCTTTGGAGTTGACACTATTGGCGCTCAAAACATAAATGTCTGTGCTGGCACTAGAATCTGTCCAATATGCAGTTATTGTTTTTGTAGAGCCTGTGTTATTGAACACATACATTAGATTCCACTTGGCATAATAGCCCGTAGGAACCGTATAAATAGTGGTGAGCACCCCCGCAGAGAGGTTGACACCAACGCTTTGCTCTCGGGAGTAGGGATGCATTATTTCTTCTTCTTACCTTTAGACATACCAGCTTCAGACAGAGCAATAGCCACTGCCTGTTTACGGCTCTTCACTTCAGGGCCACCCTTACCAGAATGCAACGTACCCATCTTGTATTCATGCATCACTTTCTGCACTTTAGCGGCCTTGCCTGCTTTAGTTTTAGGTTTCATAGCCATATTAGCCTCACTTCAGGAAACGGAGTTTATAGAGTGTAGAGTCGTACAGCGCAACAGCTTCATCAATGATGTTATGCAAGGCTGTGTTCTCACGAGGACAAATCGACTCACGATGAGCCTCAATCCAGTCTTTCTGCTTTTGCAACACATCCACAATGTTGCCTTTGTATTCGTTGGTGAGCAGAGGAATGTTCAAAAGCTCGTTATAGCAGCCTTGATAGGCTTCAGCAAAATCATCAGCCTTATCCACCACCTCGTCATAAAACTCATTGAGAGCCTTATGCTCTGCGTAGGAGCGTGTCTTGAGATGAACACGATGAGCAATGTCTCGTGCCAAGAACAACAACGCTACATATTTACCTGCCATTGCGCTCATGAAAATCTCCGCTTTGATTCACGCTGTGTGTTCATTTGAACATCCTATCAAAAAAGAAAGTGACAAAGCCTCCAATCCCGGAGGCAATCGTCATACCCATCCAAAATCCACCTTTAGACTTATTGGCTAAGGCTAGAAGGCATTTAACATCTGTCTTAATGTCATCGAGTTCTGTCTTCAAACTCTGCACTTCAGCCTCCAAACGCCCAAAGTCACGCTCACTGATATCCGACATTATGCCCCCTTAGCAGGTCGTCCACGTTTAGGAGCCGTTAGCGGTAGAGCCTTCTCTTCTTCAACGACAGGAACAGCATTCCCTTCTTCGTCAAGACGGTCATAGTCGGGATGACCAGCCATGCTCTTAATGTCCACCTCAGTGGTAAATTCAATAACGACACCAGACAATTTACATTTAAACTTAGCCATCTTTTTTCCTTTCTGGAAGACTCTCTAAGCCCTCTAAAAAGGACTCCTCCGAAGAGGAGCCCAAGGCGTTCAGCTATTAAGCCGGAACAGCCAGTGCAACTGCACCGTAGTCACGCAGTTCGCTAACACCGTAGATGGTGTCAGAGGTGAACAGCGTACCCAGGTATTCTTGCTTGTACTGGGTTTGCGAACGGATGCCCTGCTGCTCAACCAGCACCATCGAATCCTTGTGACCCATCAGAGCCACACGACCGATGTTCGTGCCAGAGCCATCAGCAGCACTGTTCAGGTAGTCAGCGTTGGTGGTGGTGAACACGGGGATGCCGTACAGGTTGCCGATTTCGCCGTTACGGATGGTGTTGTTGCTACCAGCCTCACCCACGAAAGCCTGCTCGGTGTAGCGAGCCAAGCCCATCAGCGTGTTACGGCTGCTCGGGGGGATGATGAAGAAACGGCCGTCCATAGGCACATCGTTGTCGTCCAGACGCTGAATCGTGCGACGGATAGCAGCATCGGTCAGAGCCGAAGCGTTACCAGCACCCGACGAAGCGGAGTAGTCGAAAGCGGTCGTGCCGTCGCCACCGATGTAAGCGCCGTTGTAACGAGCACCAGCCGAACCGCTGTTGAACGTGCGGCCCAAACGGATCAGGTCGGTGTCAACTTGGCGAGCCAGAGCATAGCCAGCGTCTTCGGTGTAGAAACCACGCAGCGACGACAGAGCTTGCACTTCCACGATGTCTTCGATCAAGCGGCTATATTCATAGTGCTTGTTGATGGACACAGCAACTTCGCTCTCAGTAGCCACTTGCAGGGTGACGACGTTGGTAGCGGTTTTAGCGTTGGCAGTGCCACGGCTCGGAGAAGGGATGTGCACGGTGTCGCCACGCTTGCCTTTGAAAGACATGCGCTTGACGAGGTTAGCAGCAACCAGGTTTTTCTTATAAGCAGCAACAATCTCATCACTCCAAATTTCAGGAATGAACGTTGCTGCGGTGGTTACGGTAGTGTTATTAGCACTGTTAAGATAGGAGGTAGCCATTTATAAAGTCCTTTAAAAGAATGAAAAATTACTTAACCCGGCCCCGGTGGTTGAGTGCTCTAATGTTTGGAATAAAGTTTGCTTGAGTAACTGTTTCCAACATTATTTCACTCTCCCTTCAGCGTATGCAGCCATAATTTCAGACTGAAGAGTTTCATAACGCTCAGGATCGGTCATACGCAGACGGATCAAATCGGCCCGTCGATAAACTCGCTTAGAAGACTCCCCCGTACCACCAGTATCCACTGCTGCTGCCTTCAACCCCTTGTCTACAGCCTTTTTACCAGACTCAGACGCTTGAGAAGTGGCTTTCACTTGTTTCAACTGCTTGTACGTAGAAAGCAATTCATCTGCACTGTCAAAGTCAAACTCACTGTCGGCTTTGGCATAAAGAGACATACGCACTTTACTGCCTTTTACCCACTCGGCAAACTGCGGATCTTGCACAATTTGCTGAAAGTCAGGATGACTGGTCGCCAGTTGTTGCTGGATTTGCATCCGCTTCAGCTCAAGAGCAGCCTGTTTAGCTGCCATGACATCGGGATGACTTTCCAACGTTTTCTGAACCGCCTTCTTTGGGTCTTCAAAGAAGTCAATTTCAGGCTCTACTTCAGTAGGCTGTGTCTGTTTACCCAATGTCTGCTTCAAGAGGTCGTCAGCAAGTTTCCTCACCTCACCAACTTCTTGTGCCTGTTTACCAATCAGCTTCTCAGCCTCCTGGTGCATCTTGATGATGTCCTCAACGCTTTTACCCCGATATTTCTCGGGAACGTTTACGCCACTATCTTCGACTTTCGGCTCAGATGAAAGGATTTGCTCGACACTTTCGAGTTCGCTTTCACCTTCAAAATCATCATTGGAATCAACTAGGGTAGCCATACTTTTCCTTTCCTGCCGTAATATTCGGTTCTAGGAGTTTATAAATGAACACGGCCTATCGGCTTATGCGTTCTGCTTTTTCTCGATTGCAAGCTTTTCAGCCCGCTTTCGATTCCATGCTGAATAAGCTGTTGGAAATGAGCCTGTAAAGGGTTCCAGCTTAGTCTGCACGGCTGAGACTATTCGTGTAGCAGGTTTTCCGCAGCCCCTACAGGAGATTTCGCGTACTTCCTCATCCACTAAAGCCTCAGAGATATGAGAATCTTTACAAACAAACTCATACATTCGACGCATCTTCGTCCTCCTGCATGAGTTCTTCATAAGTTTTCTCATAACTGGCCCGAAGGCCATATAGCCAGCTAAGAATGTCCATCTGTCCACGACGAAAATCTAACGGGTGCGTTTCCGTGACAGAGGACAATTTATCATAACTGTCCATAACCTTTTTAATGTCCTCCATCAAGTCAGTCCACCCTTCGGTAGCCATCATTTCAAAGGCATTTTCATAAAACTTGCTTAACTCAGGGGCCATAGCTTGTCCTTTGTTGTGAAAGCGTCAATGTACACTATTTTTTAAGCTTTGTCAAGCCCAAGGAATACCTTTTTTTACTTTAGGAGCCTTTTGTTCGTCAATTTGAGCTTGCACAGCAGCTTCAGTGGCGTCTTTGTCCACAGAAGCCCACACCCAAGCCAACACTTGAGCTTCCGTGAGGTCTTCATAGGCCACAGCAGGCTCGCCTTCGCTCCACGAAGCAGTGGCATAGACGGAGCCAGCAAATTCACCATCTTCACCAGAGCAAGTCCAATGAGCCGTAGTGACAAAGCCGTCTTCAGTTTTACTGTCGAGTTGTGTAATTTTCCAAGAAATAGTCATGTTTATTTTCCTTACTTGTTAAGTTGTGCTTTGAGGCTGTCCACCTCGGCTTTGAGTTCTTGAATAGCTTTGATGAGCATAGGAACAAACACGCTGTATTTCACAGACTTTGTGGTTGTGCCTGTTGCCCTCCGTTCAGTTATCTCGTTACCGTCTTCATCGGTTGTTGTCACCATCTCAAAATCAGCTGTCTCGTCAACCATCGACGGAAACACTTGTTCCAATTCTTGAGCAATCACACCAATTTGCTTTTGCGTCTGACCTTCTTTGAAGTTGTAATTCACCACACGAACTTGACACAGTTGCGCTAGTTTAGGTGTTGCGTCTGTTATGTTTTCTTTCAATTTAATGTCAGAAATAGCGCCATAACTGTTGTTTGTATTTGTGACGTTACCGTTTGAAGTGACGTTAAAAGATAATGTTCCACGAGATGTTGAAGTGCTTGAATACCAGCCCGCAATAAATGAATATACTGTACCAGCACCTGCTGAAACACCAACATGAATACCATCACGCGAACTACCAAATGAGTTCATTGCAGCTATATACCCTGTTGTACAACCCACCAGCAAGTTACCGCTGGAGTCGATGCGGGCGCGTTCGGAGCCACTGGTATACAACGCAATAACGTTTGCGCCTTGTGCGTAAATAGCAGCGTTACCAGAGGAATCTGATCCGAATAACTGCTCCGAATTGCTTCCTGATTTAGCTCCAAACCAAACTCCACCAGATGCTTTATAGATGCTTACAGGTTGCGTAGGAGAACTCGTCCCAATGCCCAACCCTGTGGAGGTCAGGCGCATTTGTTCGGTGTTGCCGTACAGGAAAGCCAAATCGTGGTTGGTCGTCGTACCAATCTGCGCCAAGTTTGGCGACCCGCTGTTTGGGCTTCGGAATACTGCCGTGCGCCCATCAGCATCAGCCAGCGTAATGATCGCTTGATTTGTGTTGACTGAGGTTTGCAGGCTCAAGCCTGCTGTAGCCGAATAGAGACCCAGAGTGTTTCCGTTGTAAGTCAGCGCACTCCCCGTAGTGATAACTTTGGAGCCATTCAGATAGGCCACGCCGTTGGCAGTGCCTCCAGAAAGCGTCAAATCAGTGCCAATCGTAGCTGCTCCACTGACATCCAGCGTTGTCAGATTTCCAGTGCTGCCTCCGTCCACTTTCTGCCACGTAGAGCCGTTGAAAACAATCCAGTCACCCACGCCCCATTTACTCTCTCCGTTAATGGACGTAGTGCCTGCAACACTAACAACGTAATAATAGCCCTTAGTGCCAACACTTGCCGTAATTGTAGGAGTGTTCGTCGAAGCATTCCATGTTCCCTGATAGCTAACAGCTCCCAAAGAGGAAATAGCACTAATTTGAGCCTGCAACGAAGCCAAAGTGTCAATAACGCCTTGGCTTGTACCGCCACCGTTGGCAATAATTTTCACTTTCTCAGCAAAATCTGCACCGAGAATAGCGCCAGCGTTCACCTGTTTGCCGTTAGATAGCTCAATGACAAGGCTATTGTCAAAGTCAAGGAAGGCATTAATAACAGAAACGCCATCTTTTCCGTCTACACCATCACGGCCATTCTTTCCATCCTTGCCGTCACGCCCAGGAAGGCCAGCAGCGCCCGGTTTACCGTCTTTGCCGTCCCTACCATCACGACCATTGATACCGTCTTTGCCGTCTTTGATGTTGAGAACACGCTTTTCTAGAGTAAGGCCCACTCGGTCGTAGCGATCTTTGATGTCTTGCTCAATTTTCTTTAGAGCAGCCACCACTTGATCGGCATATTCAGCAGCTTTTTGACGCTGGAAAGCCTTCACTTCTTCCGAATAGCTAGAAACGCTCTTGAAAAGGTCTTCGGACAAATTATCCAAACTACCTTCAGCCATTAGTTTTTTAACGTCCATTGTTTAACTTTCCAGACAGTTGTTTCAAGAAATCTTTTTCCACATCTGCAACATCGCCCTTTGCTTTGTGCATTTGTAGCTCCACAATCTTTGATCTATTACGAATGTCTGCTTCTTTCAGCATCAATTCAGCAATTTTAACACGTTTGTCAAACTCTTGTGAAGCCTGATCTGCATTATTTGGCAGATTTTGTGTCAACATAGACGCCAATTTAGCCTCAATTTCCTTAGGCTTCAACTGGGCTTCAATGATGGTTTTAGTGGCTTCAGCTTCATTCTGCTTCGCTTGTGTCTCATTGACAGCAATTTGAGCCTGCACAGCCTGCATTTGCAGCATTGCCTGCTGTTGTTGAAGAGCTTGTTGCTCAGGATTGGGCTGAGACATCTGCGTAAGCATCTGCTCCAGCTCTGCCTTGTTGGACAAGCCGCTGTTATGCACAATTCCTTTGAGGATGAGAGGCAAAACAGGGGTGTCAGGGCCAAGCGTCTGAAGCAAACCAATGAGTTGCTGCTGTTCGTATTCCCGAGCCATAATTCCCAACGTAGCCGTAGGAACAAAGTTGAAATCCACAGACGGATAACGCTCTGGATCAAACTGCATGTAACGGAAAGCAGCCTTCTTAATAAAAGGCATCAGGAAGTCTTCTTGGAAATTCGTGAGAGTGCGACGATATTTCTTGATGATAGACGCCATAGCAGCCGACATACCTGCCCCACCAGCGTCACGAGACACAGAAGACACCAAGCCATTGCTATCGAGAGTGCCAGTAGCTTGTAGCAGCATGCGCTCAAAATTCTGAGCAGCTTGTGCGTTACTGCCGTCAGGATTGCCAAACTTGAACGGAGTAAGAATTTCATTGGGATTGCCATTAACCAGAATAGCCTTACCAGGTTTCACTTCAAACTTAGAGCCACGAGGCATGCGCGTAGCGTCCATAGCCATCATAGGAGCCGTTGTAAGCCCCAAACCATCAATGTAGCTACGGAGCTGTGCATCAATGGCTTTCTGCATGTTATAAGCCTTCTCAACCGTCCCACGGCCTGCCAAGCGGTTGGGAACAGTGTCGGCCTGGAAGGTCATAATGGGCCTATCCTTCATCATGTAAGGATTGGCTTCAGCTTTCAGCAGGGTTTCACCGTTGGCAATGACAATGATGGCTTCCACGAGGTCAGCATATTCGTCCATCTCCGTGTCTTCAGGAAAGATGTCCACCACCTCATTATCGCCCTCTTCAAGCTGCTCCAGATATTCCCTAGGAACCAAGCCATAATAGGTGAGCAAAATCACCTGATCGTCGGAATAATGGACATCGCTAAAAGAGGCTTCCAGATCGTCCTGAGAGCTTTCTTGCTTAATTTCCACCTTGCGGTAGATGCCTTTTTCAATGCCTTCCACCACCTTATGGAAGCTAACAGGCTTCTCAATGGCAACGCCCATGCACTCATCCACAGAAGTGCCGTTAGGATCCCATAGGAAGTTTTTAGGGTTGATAGGCTGAAGTTTGACAGCAATGCGGTCTTGCTCCATCACGCCAATGGCTGCCTGACCTACAACGCCAGGAATCGGCTGTGTCGCAGGAACATATTCCTTTTCACGCTTGACAACAATCTCACCAACGCCAGTGCCATAAATCTCGGACATCAACACAATCTGGTCGACGGCTTTCTTGATTTTGTCTTTCTTGAAGTCTTCTGACAGTTGACGCTTGATGGCCTCAATGTCCAAAGGCGTGCCGTTTACGTCACGGATGTCGTCTTCAATGTCAAAAAACTCGCCTTGACCGAAAATGGCTTCCATAATTTCAGCGTGGCGGGTTTCCACGGCCTGCTGCGTTGCAGGAGCCACAATGCGGCTACGCTCGCTGTCACGGGTTTTGTCTTCAGCAGCCCATTCACCTTTGAAAATACGCTCGTATTCCTCCCAGTTTGCCAGGAAGTTGGTGTTTCGATAGTTGCGCCAACGCTCCGTATGGCTAACAATCCATTCTACGAGTTCCTTGTCGGACTCAGAAGGCTCTTCAAACTCTGTAAATTCTGCCATTACCACTTCACCTTATTCGCCCAATAAGCTGCGCTCATCTTGCCTTTGGCGATGTTCTCGGCATGACGGGCTTGGAATGAATGTCTACGCTTTTTAGACGCCTCAGACTCCCCTTCACGAGCAGGAGAGCCAGAAACACCCTGTTGACCAAAACGAATGAGCTTCACCTCATCTCCGTCTTTAGCCAAAACAGCGTGACTTTTTGTAGGATGATTGGGAGTGCGCTTAGGCTTGTTATAGCCAGCAAACTCTTCTTTACCACGTTTAATAGTCATAGAGGCCGAATATATCAGAAAAGTGTTAATTTGTCAAGCTTTTTATTAATATCCTGAGACACTATCTATAATTTCCCATTCATCTTCGTCATAATCGGCGTTGTAGGCCACAACTGCCAGTTGATCGACGTAGGAAAGGGAGTCAATGAGGTCGTCATGGACACCTGCTGTGGGAAACATCAGATATTGGTCAATAAACTCACCCCATTCCTTGTCTTCATTGAGCTTGATGCGTCCATGCTCAAAGCGTCCCTGAAGGCTCCAAATAACCCTGTCTGTCTTCTTTTTGTTCCCGTGTGTCAGGTCTTGGATGTGGGCGTAGATGTTGTTCTTTCGCATGAGATCTTCGAGATAGGGCTGAACGGCATTCCTTAGAGCCCCTCTTTCAATGCCAACAGCAATGGGCTGATGATCGCGAATAGCCATAAGAATACGAGAAGCAGTTTCCCGAATGTCCCAGCGTCCATGAACAATGTCCTTCACCCACCAGTCCCCATTGTCTCCCACCTTCACAATTGAAATGGAGCTTTCATCAAGCTTACGTTTAGCACTTCCTGCGTTTTTAGCCACTTGTTCAAAGCCAGCCAAGTCAATCGCAATGACATAGCTTCCGTAGCTAGGCTCTTTGTCGTATTTGAGCCATTCCTCTTTGAAGATGTCAGCCCCTGCATTGTCGAAGGAAGACAAATATTCCTGTTTAAAGGCAAAGCTGCTCAAAGACCTCTTAGCAGCCTCAATTTCCTTTGGATCGATGGTTTCGTTGTCCTGGGTGGTGAAATGCCAGCTTTTCCATTCCTCGTCAAAGCCTTCGTCTTCTTTATCCTTTTGGCCCTGCTTGAACACCTCATAAAACCAATTACGGCCTGAAGGTGTGGAAATGAACAAGGCACGGCCCTTGCGGTCAGACAAGGCAGCACGGATGATTTTCTCCCAGACATCCACCTTAATAAAGGCACATTCGTCCAAGACGACATACACCAAACTTACACCTCGGAGGGAGTCTGGGTTGTCTGCCCCTCTAACCAAGATTTTCCTTCCATTAACGAGCGTTATCTCCAAGTTGTTGACATGGCTGCTCTTAATGACGGGCCTGCCCAGCTCATGCAGCAAGTCCCAGATAATTGTACGAGCTTGCCCAAGCGTAGGGGCAATGTACATGACACTAGACCCTTCAGGACAATTTAAAGCCTCTATGAGCAGCGTAACAGCCGATAGACGGCTCTTGCCACATCGACGCCCAGCAGCCACCACCTTGAAGCGGCTCTTGTCCTTAAAGACAGTTTGTTGCCATTTGAGGAGGGAGAAATTAAGACTGGTCATCGTCTTCTTTCATCTCTACGTCCGTAATGTCATACACCTGCTCTGCTTCAACTGTAGGTTGATTGAGGCCAGTGATGTTGATGGAAATGCTCGGCGTACCGCCTCCCGCCTTTGTCTGTTCAAAGGCAGACACAGGAACAATACGGTCTACAATGAGCTTCCACGCTGCTGCTTGGTTTTTGTGATCGTCATTGAGGGCAGCATCGTAAATGGCCTCTAACACTTTAGCAGACTTGGGACTGTTCAACATACGAATCTTATATTCGTTGATGATGGCAGCATCCCCTTTAGGTCTACCAAGTACACCTTTATTCTTATTTTTTACTGCAACAATTTCACCCTTCTTAGGGCGACCTCTTCCACGTTTGTTTTCTTCCATCTTTATCCTTACTGGAGATGTTTTTAGACACAGGTCTACTAGGGGTGGATATTAGCCATTCGTGCACGGCTTCTATCAACCACCTCCCCAAGACAAGACTCCAACGGCTTGTCCCCAGGTTCCCATGAGGGGTGTATTCTCTTTTGTTTATAGACCCAGTATTCCACCCTAGTTATCTATAAACTCAACCAATACCTACACCTAGTCTGGTTCGACAGTTAGCCACGGGGGTGATCGTGTGTCGGTGTTCTCTTCCTCGCAGCCCATGCAGGCTCTTAGTGTCGTCAGGAGTACGGAAGACATCATCTGTCTACCCCGAAAATGTATCATACTTCCTCGCGTTTGTCAATACTTTTTAGACCCTTGTGAGCAACTTTTTAGCATTCACACGACACTATATTGGCCCTTGTGCACATCTCCCATGAAAATATTTCTAAGTGGTTGAATTTATTTGTCTTTTTAGCATTTTATCTGTCCCTCATTAATTATTTCTTTATTTCACTTTTTTGTGTGCTTAGGAGG